AACGGCGAGGAGGTCTCAGTTACCGTCAGTAAGAAGCACCACTACGTCGCCGACGGACATTCGACTACTGTAGACGGACACCACGATCAGAAGATAAGTGGGTCGAAGAGAGCTACCGTGAGTCAGGGTAACTACGCCGAGATCGGCGGCAACCACTATCACGGGTCCGGCGGGGTGAGCATCAGTGGATCACACGACTCGCACATCCACAGCACGCCGAGCGGCGATCACTTCAATACCACTGAGGGAAACATCGTAACTGACCACACCGGCAGCGTCCATCACAACATAACCGGCGACTACATTAAGCAGGTGACGGGCCATAAAGTTGAGATGATCACCGGCGAGTATGGAATAAATAACCAGAACGGTAACTTTGACGTTCAAGTCGATAATGGCAAGTTGAGATTAAAGGCTACTTCTGACGTACTGATAAACAGCGACAGTAGCATAACTCTTCAAGTTGGTGGATCAAAGATAGTCATCACACCGAGTGATATCACGATCTATGCGGCTGGAAGGTTGAACCTGCAGGCAGCTCAGAACGTCATCACCAAAGGATCGCAGACGGATCTGCAAGGCGGCGGCCCAGTAGGCGTGCCGGTAACGATAAGGTAGTCAGATGGTCTCTAGGGCAGATAAGATAACTCAGGTAAGTAAGAGCAGCGATCGCTACAGCGACTTTCTCAACAACTTTACCAGACACCCTCTCGACAGCTCTCTCGCAAGAATCACAAACGAGGCCTCTGTAAAGCAGTCGATCCGCAACCTGATACTAACCAACAGGGGCGAGAGACTGTTCCAGCCGAACGTCGGCTCTGACATCCACAGAACTCTGTTTGAGCCGCTCACCGCGGTCACTGCTCAGGACATAACCAACTACATCACTAAGACTATACAGTACAATGAGCCGAGGGCAAATCTGCTGAACGTTAGAGTGTATCAGGGAGCTAATGAGAACTCCATCAACGTTACGATCGTATTTTCATTGATAAATAGTAATAATCCTACCAGTCTAGACGTGATACTTAAGAGAGTAAGATAAAAATGGCTTCAAGCTCAGTAGACTTTACAACGCTGGACTTCGACACTCTCAAGAGTAGCTTGAAGACCTACCTCAAGACCCAGTCTAACTTTACGGACTTTGACTTCGAGGGATCCAACATCAATGTTCTTCTCGACATCTTGGCTTACAACACGTACTTGAATTCTTTCTATACGAACATGGCCATATCTGAGTCATTCCTTGACAGCGCGAGGCTGAGGAACTCGGTCGTGTCTCACGCGAAAGAGCTGAACTACCTGCCAAGCTCAGCGAAGTCGCCCGAGGCTCTGCTAAACTTAACTTTTAATACTCAGGGCATTCAGGGTGTATTTGAGATTCCAAAGGGAACTCAGTTCACCGGAACTAATGCAAACGGCACTTTCGTCTTCACGACTGACACCACTATAACATCTCAGTCCCCATCTTCTACGTTCTCTTTTTCAAACGTGGCGATATACGAGGGAAGCTACTTCAATGAAGCCTACGTCGTTAACTATGCGGATGAAAATCAAAAGTTCCTGATTACGAACTCTGCAGTCGATACTGATAGCCTGACAGTTACAGTCATAGAGAACAATGGGAACGTCATTACCGCTTTTAAGAGAGCGGATAATCTGTACGACCTTACTTCAGATTCATCTGTGTACTTCCTGCAGGCAACTCAGGGAACTTCTTATGAGGTGTTGTTCGGCGACAATGTATTCGGTAGAATCCCCTTGAACGGCGCGACCGTACTTCTGAACTACAGGGCGACGCGAGGAACTGCGGGTGGTGGAATAACATCATTCTATCTAGACAGAGATCTGGGTCAGTTCAACGGCGGTCTCGTATCAAGCAGCACCATCACGACGGTGACTCCAGCTTCAAACGGCTCGGATCCAGAGACAATAGAAGAGATTAGATTCAGGGCTCCTAGGGCATTTCAGACTCTAGGAAGAGCAGTCACCACGAATGACTACAGAAACTTGATTCTGGATAACTTTCCAGAAGTCAAGGACGTGAACGTATACGGCGGCGAGACTGTTACCGGTTCTGTACAGTACGGAAAGGTGTTCATTTCTCCAACTACATATTCAGGCTCAGTTCTGACCATGCAGAGAAAGAACGATCTGACTACTTTCTTGAGCAACAAGAAGATGGTTACAGTTCAGAACATCATCATAGATCCAGAGTACCTGTACGTAGTACCGACTGTGTCCGCTACGGTAAACTTTGCCGATACCGCGCTGTCACCGGCTCAGCTAATTTCAAATATAACGAACTCTATAACTTCATTCAACAGCTTGAACTTGCAGGCATTCAATACCGCATTCAGGTACTCTAAATTCATAGAGGCTATCGACAACACTGATGCTAGCATATTGAGCAACCAGACTACGACACAGATATATAAGATCATCCAGCCAACGCTAGATTCTGCGACGTCTTTCTCTGCAAAATTTAACAACAGCTTGCAGCCTGGAACTATCGCCAGCTCTAGCTTCCTGACATCAGATGGAAATACGTATCAGCTCACTGACTACAATCCAAATATTAACTCATTTGCCAGAGATATAAACTCAAACACGTACTCAGTTGTAAATTCGAATCCAGTAATTTACCTGAAGCTAATTAGCACGAACAACAGTCAGAGCTACACGGTAGTCGGGTCAGTGGACTATGACAATGGTATCGTGAGCATCAAGAACTTGAACGTAGTTGACTTCCTCGGAAATGCAGGGATTCAGCTCTTTGCTACTACGGCCGGCGATGACATCTATGCAAAGTTCAATGACGTCATAGAGATCGATCTAGCAAGCACAGCTATAAATGTAGTGGCGGCTCAATGACTATAGAAAAGTCAATATCGCCCCTCATAAAGTATCAGTTTCCGTCTTTCTACGCGGATCAGGGACCTGACTTCATCGCATTCATGGAAGCTTACTATGAGTGGATGGAGCAGCAGGGAAACGTGCTGAACTTATCTAGATCAATTCTAGAATACGGGGACGTTGACACCACTCTAGATGAGTACATCAAGTACTTCAAGGACAAGTACATCAACTCTCTTCCCGAGAACATCGTTGCGGACAAGAGACTTCTGATTAAGCACATCACTGATCTCTATAACTCGAAGGGAAGCGCTAGAGGCTACAAGCTGCTCTTTAGACTGCTCTTCAATGAAGACATCGACGTCTTCGTTCCCAATGAGTACCTGCTGAAGCCATCCGATGCAAACTGGCAGGTACCGAGATACATAGAAGTAGCCGACAGTCCATTCCTCTCAAAGCTGACCGGTCTTAGAATCTATACCAGCAGGGGCGCTAGCGCGGTGGTCGAGAGCTTCTTCAAGAAGACCATCAGCGGCAGGACTCTCAACATTCTATATCTGTCGGACGTGGTAGGTGAGTTCAAGTTCAATGACCAGATCTTATCTCTCGACATTCCGGCAATCAACTCTACCAATGCCCCTCTGATATTCGGATCTCTTTCTGCAATTAGCATCGTGAGCGGCGGATATAACTACAGCGTCGGCGATCTCTTAAATGTATCCGGTAAGGGTTTCGGGGCGATCGCTAGAGTCGCTTCTACCGTCACCGAGACCGGCAAGGTGGTATTCACACTTCAGAACGGCGGGTTCGGCTACTCACTGAATGCGCTGGTCTCCGTGACAGGCGGCGGTGGGACCGGTGCTACTTTCAGCGTCGGAGGCCTCGCGAACAAAGTAGTTAAGTACGTTAATACGGATCAGATTGATCCTCTCAAGTACGTGACTATGGAGTACTCGAATACGTTCTTGAACAGCTACCAGAGCATGAACATAGGAATAACTCCTATCAGTGGAACTTTCAGTAATGGCGACCGCGTAGTGTCGACTGCCAACAGCGTTCATTTTGATGTCCAGCCAATTATAGGCACCGTTGTAAAGAACGAGATACTATCTAACACGTCTCTCGGTATCAGCAACCTAACCGTCTATAATCCAGACGATACAATATTCTTTGTGACTGGTCCTGAGTCAAGCTTGACGAGCGCCAATCTTACTACCGGCGCGGTTCTCACTGGAGCTACCTCAGGCGCCTCGGTAGTGGTAAAGAAGACCTATCCAAAAGTTACCATAACTGGAAACGCTGTGGTAAATTCCGCGGCGTCCAATGGCAGCAGCATAGCTGTGTACAACTCAACTGCAAATATCGGGTACTTCGTGCCGACTGCCACTCTGCAGGATACCACGAGCGGCGCGCTGGCTACGATTAACGCCGTCAGCAGAACTGGTGACTGGAGAACGAGTAACTCGTACCCTCTGTTTCCAAATGCAAACAAGATCGTCAATCTTGACAGCACTCTCAGCGGCGTCCTCACCAATCAGCTTCTAGAAATTGGTACTATAACTTACCTGAAGAATATCAATCCAGGAGCTGGCTACTCGTCCAATCCAACCGTGACCGTCACTGAGCCTTACATCAATGACTTGAAGATCAGCGATGGGGTCGGCGGGTACTGGGGATCAGACGCTATAGTTACAGCCGTTGCTAATACTTCTCCCGGAGTCGTTACCGGTATCACAATGCTCGATTCTGGCTTTGGATATATACAGAATGAGTCTCTGCTGATGACGAGCGCCACCAATCCCTCGGCTGTCTACGGTATCTCTATCGTTGACTTAAACGGCATAGGACTCGGTAGCTTCCAGGATAATAAGAGCTTCTTGAGCGACACTCAGGTACTTCAAGACAGCGAGTATTACCAGCAGTTCTCCTACGAGATAGTCTCGTCTAAGATCATAGATACCTATAGGAATTTAGTAAATGACTTGGTTCACCCCAGTGGAGTGGCACTGTACGGAAAGTACGCCATCAAGAGCGCAGTAGCCAACTCTCAGTCGGCTTCCGTATCATTTTCACTGACTCAGATATAAATATAAGAAAATAGACTGGATCTCATTATGGCAATTCTAACCATAAATCATTACATAGACAGCATCAAGTCATTTATCAATAGCGTTGAGAACTCACAGAACTCATACTACGCTTTCTTTGCCAGACCACAGCCTTGGGTAAATTCATCTGGAACTCCAGACGATACCAACATTCCACTTCCTGATACATCGGTCTATCAGATGGAGTCGAGCATATACAATGACATCGTGTTTGGAAAGATCATAGCGAACAACAATATCGCATTCATCGTCCCGAGATATAACTGGACATCAGGCACAGTCTACAATCAGTACAGCCAGAACGATGCAAATCTCTATACGGAACAGTTCTATGTGCTGACTGATGCCGGAAACGTGTTCAAGGTCATCGACAACAATGGCGGCGCCGCATCTACAGTCAAGCCCTCTATGACCACTCAGTACGGCACGTTCTCTACTTCAGACGGGTATGTCTGGAAGTACATGTACACGATCGACAGCAATTCAAACACCAACTTTACGTCTACAAACTACATGCCAGTAGTCGCGAACGGCTACGTCACCGGCAACGCCGTTCCCGGAACCATCGACGTATATAGAACCGTTGCGGCGGGAAGCGGCTATCCTTACTACACCGGAAATATAGTAGCTCCAGTTACAAATAACGTAGTCGAGATCGATAGCCTCGCCAGCAACTTGAACGACTACTATACTGGCTGCTCGATATATCTCTCTTCCGGATTTGACTCCGGACAAGTGAGACAGATCATTAAGTACGACGGCTTCAATAAGCTGGTCACTACCGTAACTCCATTTGACCTCCATGGATTCTTTAATCTATCGAGCATAGTCAATCCGACTGCATTCGCCGTAAACAATCTCGCGGTGCAGAACGTTGAGACGGTATCTACGATCTATAAGAAGGGATCGTTCCAAGTTGGCGATACCATCATACAGACCGACACTAACGCGAATGCAGTTATCGTCACTCTAAATGATTCAACTATGAATATTCTTAGAGGCAGCTCGAACGGCTTCTCTATCAATCTTCCTATCTACAACGCGAGTCAGACCGGTACTCTCAAGACAGGTACCGTGAGCGTGACGAATAATTCTGTGTACGTTAACTCGTATTCAGGAACTTCATTTACGACTGACTACAGCGTCGGTGACTACATTAGAGTTGGATCTACAGCTTTCACTAATATCAGAAAAGTAGTAGCGGTCAACAATTCAGTAGTGACCGTCGACTATCCGTTTACACTCGGAGCGCTCACTCAGAATACTCACTACTCTATGCCGTACGCTCTAGAGCCGAGCGCTATTAACTATAACTATTCTAGCGGCGTCATTCAGAGCACCAATATGAATGGTGTGAAGATCACGTACAGCAATCCATCCGTGCTAGCTCTAAACTTTAGCATCGGTGAGACCATCGACATGGTCAACTCCGCTAACAGCAATCAGGGCATCAGCGGCGTAGTCTCTTTCTCTAACACCTCGGCGGTAATTCTAACTTCTGTTACAGGTGGTTCATTTACTACAGGATTCTACATCAGGGGTGAGTCGACTCTTCAGAGAGCATCGATAGCGAGCGTCGACACGTATCCTAATATCACAGTCGTGAATCCAAAGGGTAACTTCGTTTCCGGATTCCCCATCTTTGCGAGAGATCCAGTCACTAGCGCCACTCTGGGTACAGCAAATACTGTTTCATACAGCGTTACGCCAAACCAGCTCACTCAGTACATCATATCTCCAACTGTGTCAATTAACGGCGACGGCGTGAACGCAGCTGCATATGCTCTCGTCGATACCTCACCGTCCTCTGTAGGCGGCATCACCGCGGTCAAGACTATTAGACCCGGATCCGGATATACATTTGCTAACATATCGATAGTATCAAATACATCTCACGGTTCAGGCGCGAACGTATTTCCAGTCATATCTCCGGTAATGGGTCACGGCTACGATCCTTACCTCGAGCTCGGCGCAAGGTATGCCGGCATCACCCTAACCGTTGACAACGGCGCGAATGAGAACTACAAGTTTCCGATCTACGGTAACTACCGCAAATTTGGCATCATCAAGAACCCTCTGTTCAACGACGTTACTGTAAATCTTAACAACTTCGATAGAGTTAAGATGACTATCAATACCGTCAGCACTCCCGGATTTGCTAACAATGAGTACGTCTATCAGGCAAACTCTGGTGCAGTCGGCATTGTCGTCGGTGCAAATAACACATTCATTGAGCTCAAGCGAGTCAAGGGAACGTTTAGCTTCAACAAGCTATTTGCAAATGGCGCCACCTCAAATGATAATATCGTTGGTCTGACTACTAATACCACTGCAAACGTCGCTACTGCAAACGTTGAGTACTTCAGGATCGTTCCATCGGGTGTGGACATACTGTCAGAGGTCTCATCTGGAGCAAACGCTCAGATCGCCCTCATCAACAGCAATACTCAGCTCAACCTGACAAATGTCTACGGCAGGTTCAAGGCGAACGACGTCATCTATGACGCGTCTACTAATGCATACGCCAACGTCGCATCGATCTTAATATCAAATGCGACTGTAGACGTGACCTCTTCTTTTGGAACTAAATTCAATCAGACTCTAAGGTTCCCGCTCACCAGCAACATCGGTGCCTTCCAGCAGTACGAGACAGTGACTCAAGACGTCACCGGCGCGTTCGGCACCGTGATCAGCAACTCAAATGAGTACGACATCGTCTACACATCTGCGAATGGTACATTCACGGTGGGCAACTACGTTAGGAACTCTACCAACACTGCAAATGGCTACGTTACCTTTGCGAATAGCACCTATCTTAGGGTAACGTCGGTGCAGGGCACTTTCTTGTACGGCCAGACCATTATAAATAATTTGAATATTGGTGCGACAGTTTCTGGTGCGTATCAGTCTCTAGTACTAAGTGGTGTCGGAGGACCTAATAAGTTCCAGAGCGGTAATATTAGAGGGGTAACTTCTGGATCGACCGGCACCAGTGCCTCGCCGACACAGATTCAGTTCCCAGATCTAGTAAGAAACACCGGCCAAGTGATATACCTTGAGAATCTTGCACCATTCCAGCTATCAAATACTTCCAAGGAATTGGTCAAGCTCGTAATTCAGTTTTAAGTTGCAGAGGAAAATATGGCTCTTCAAACCGACCTATCCCGCAGTCCCTATTTCGACGACTATGACGTAAATAAGAACTTCTACAGAATTCTCTATCGTCCAGGCGTCGCCGTACAGACTAGGGAACTCAACCAGATGCAGTCGATCCTGCAGGATCAGATCGACAAGTTTGGTAGGTTCATGTTTAAAGAAGGCTCTGTGACCGAGGGCTGCGCCTTCACATACGACGATAACTACACCTACGTTAAGATCAACGATAACTATGTCAACAATTTCGCTTACAACATAGGCGACTTTAACGGCAAGTACGTTACCAATCAGAACGGTCTTAAGGCTCTTGTCATAAACACCTATCCGGGTTATCAGGCTCAGGACCCAGACTTGAACACGCTATACATCAAGTATCAGGGCACCGTCAACTATCCAAATGGATCACCGCAGTCGGTATTCGCTAACGGTGAGAACCTAGCCATAACAACGACTTCTGGAGTTCCAGTTGGTAACGTTACTGTCGCCACAGTTGCGAACTCGACCGGTACCGGCTATGCATTTACCACCACTTCTGGAACTATCTTTAAGAAAGGTTTCTTCATCACCGTGCAGCCTCAGACTCTGGTGGTCTCTAAGTACAGCAACTATCCAGACAATATCTCAGTTGGCTTCGACGCGGTAGAGAACATCGTCACCCCAGAAGCTGATACATCTCTGTACGACAATGCTGCAGGCTCTCCTAACTACACCGCTCCCGGAGCGCACAGACTCCAGCTTGTCCCAACTCTGACTACCAGAACTACCTCGCAGCTTGCAAACACTACCTCGTTCTTCTCGCTCTGCGACTTCAAGTTCGGCAAGCC